GACGCAACAAATTAAACAGCATTGAGCAGGCCGCAAAAGCCTCAAGACTGGCCACAATCAAGCTAGCAGCACAACGCGCAGCATTCAAAGCTAACGGCGGCACAGTGCAAAGCGTGGGCGTTACACGCTCACATGAGTTTACTATTAGGCAACAAGCACAGCTTGTAATGATGAGAGGGGCAGCTGATGAATAATATCGACTGGGATGATATAGATTCTTGCATTAACTGTGAACGCCAGCATGACGTATCAGAGCTAACAGAAATTAACGGCGATCTAATGTGTGAGAGTTGCCAAAATCAAAAGGGGCTAAAATGAAATATTTATTAACACTATTACTAATCGCATCGGTATCAGTTAGCGCAGAAAGTGACCGCCAAAATATTTGCGAGGCTTACAGCAAGCTTGCGAAAGGTTTAATGACCCTGCGGCAGATTGGCGAGGGTATGGCGAGCGTCTATAGCGGTAGTGACACAGCTCACTATAAAAAGCTTGTTATAGACGCTTATGAGCAACCTATGTACAGCTCAAAAGCGTACAAGGATAAAGCTATTGCTAAATTCCAAAATAAGGCGTTTTTGCAATGTATAAAGTCGCAATAGTATCAGCTCTGCTGTGGTCTGGACTGGCTGCTAGTGCAACCGAGAAAGATCACCAGGTTAAATACTGCGAGGGTATCATTGAATATTACTTGCCGGACAGGACTAGAGTTGACTGCCTAACCGAGTCACACGCCATCGAGTACGATTTCGGGAGGAAATGGGCTGAGGCTATAGGGCAGTCGCTACACTACGCGCAAATCACGGGAAAAGAGGCTGGTATAGTCATAATTTACAAAGGCCAGAAAGATGACAAATATATAGCGCGAATGAATAAAGTTATAGGCCATTACAGTCTGCCGATAAAAGTTTGGACTGTTGATTATATAAAGTAGCCAAGCATAGAAAAACAGGCCTTTGACACGGGCCTTTTTTATTGCTTATAATATGCAACAACACAACACAATAAGGAGAATACATGATGGTAAGTGATACAGTAAAATTTAAGGCTTTAACGCTTCTCTCGAAAGGCCCGCAACGCTCTACTGATGTCATGCGGTTGGTTAGAAACAGAGACGCAGCTTATTTGGTTGAGTTTAAGAAATGGCTGGCAGACAGGGTTGCAACAAGCTACAGAATACCAGCAACAGGAAGAACGGCGACAATTTACTGTTTAGAGCCATCTGGAGTTAGGGAGCTGGAGCAACTAAGCAAGATAATTCAGGTGGTTTAGTTATGCACTATTACAAGAAAAATATTGGCGATTACCACAAAAAGGCAGGACGCTTGAACATGCTTCAGCACGGAGCGTACAACCAGTTGATCGATTCGTGCTATGACCGTGAACGGTTCCCGACTGAGGAAGAGGCTATAGACTGGGTGTGGGCGTCAACTTCCGAAGAGGTTGAGGCGGTTAAATTTGTGTTAAGCAAGTTCTTTACTGAAGTTGATGGTGTTTTTGTGCAAAAAAGAATCAAGTCGGACTTGGCGCAGTATCACAAGAACTCAGACACCAACAAACGAATCGCTATAGAAAGGGAGGCGAAGCGTAAAGAAAAAAGCACGAACCGTGAACAACTCGTTAACGAAGCTCGACAAACCGACAACAAACCGCCACCTAACCATAAACCACTAACCATTAACCAAGAACCATTAACCAATTTAGATATAGTGAAAGTTTCAGCAAAGCCGAAACCGCGACAGCAATTTGTTAAACCTGAAATCATGGAAGTTTACGAGTACCTAGTCACCAGAGGTGTTAATCAAGCAACAGCTAGAATTGAGGCTGAGAAATTCACAGATCATTACTCAAGCAATGGCTGGAGGGTTGGTAAGAACCCCATGAAAGACTGGAAGGCGTCAGTGAGAAACTGGACAAAGAACCTCGGCCAGCAGTTCGGTCAACAGCAGCAACAATCACCACAGCCAAGAAGAGCTTTAACGCATGATTAACTCACAGGTAGTATTAACGGCAGAGGCATCTTTAATAGTTGCTGTTCTGGATGACAGCTCTTGCACTTCTGATTTCGATTTAGCAGACACAGATTTTCAATCTCAATTTCATGGATTGATATACGGCACAACTATAAAACTAATCAATGGCGGCAAGTTTCCCGATGCGATACAGATCGCGAGCGAGATAGAGAAATCTACAGGCCGAAGTGTGCTTGTTGACATCCTAGAGCTGATAAATTCATCCACTGGCTCACCAAAGAACGCTAATAGCTACGCAACCATCATCCTGAACGCCTCTAAATCGCGTCAGGCGGCTTTAATCTGCAATGAGGCAATAACGGAAGGGTGTACGCCTGAAAGCGTCTCAGCGGCAGTTAGGGGGCTTATGTCGCTAGACCGTGAAGACGTTAAACATGAATATACTATCGCTGAGGGTATGAAAGTCGCACTCACTGATATTAAAAACACTATTGAGAACCCAGATGAAGTAATCGGCGTCCCCACTGGCTTGACTGAGTTCGATGAATTGCTTGGCGGCTATCATCCAGAGGATTTAATAATTATTGGCGCCAGGCCTGCAATGGGTAAGACTGCAGTGATGCTCAACATGGCGTTAAATTCTGGCAACAAGGTCGGAATATTCAGCGGCGAGCAGGGTGTGTCGCAAGTCTGTCAGCGGATGCTGGCAACTGAATCAAGTATCGGTGTGATGAAGATGCGCTCAGGCAAGTTTGAGGAGGATGATTATGTGAGGTTGAACGCAGGCGCGACAAGAATTAAAGACAAGCCCGATATGTATTTTTATGATCGCCCAGCTCCAACTATTAACGAGATTATTCGAGTGGCACGAAAGTGGAAATTTAACCACGATATAAAGGCGATTTATATTGATTACGTTCAGCGCATTAAAGGCGATATGAAGCTGGCAAAACATGAGCGTGTAGGCGAGATAGCTAAGGCATTAAAAGAGTTGGCAAGAGAGCTTAAAATCCCCGTTATAGCATTGGCGCAGGTTAATCGAGCAGTAGAAGCGCGGCCAGATAGGCGGCCTAGAATGGGCGATTTGAAGGACTCAGGCGACATTGAGCAAGAGGCTGATGTAATTCTGACGCTATACCGCGATGAGGTTTACAACCCTGATACAGATAACAAAGGCGTTATTGAATTGATCGTAGAGAAAAACAGGCATGGCGGCACTGGCTGTATCTATGCGGAGTGGGTTGGTGCATTTTTACAAGTCAAAGATCAGCGGCCAATATTTGAAAGTCAGGGGTATTAATATGACAACACCAAAAATTGAACTACACAACATAGACTGCATGGAGTACATGAAAGGGTTAGAAGATAATGCTTTTGAGCTGGCGATTGTAGACCCGCCTTATGGGATAGATGCTGCTAAAAACCCAGTGAAAGCGGGCAAGTGGAAAAGGGATATACACAAATCAAAAGATTGGGATAGCGAACCGCCAGAATCCGCTTATTTTAAGGAATTAAAAAGAGTTGGCAGAAACCAAATTATATGGGGCGGAAATTATTTTCTTGATAATTTGGGCGCAACTCCATGCTTTGTTGTATGGGATAAAAAGCTTGAAAATGGATGGCTCGCTGATTGTGAGCTTGCTTGGACTAGCTTTAAGACGCAGACAAAGAAGTTTACACGCCACCACATAGAGGATCACAACGAAGGAAGGACAATAAGGATACACCCCACACAAAAGCCCGTTAAGCTCTACGAATGGCTATTAGCCAACTACGCCAAAGAGGGTGACAGAATACTCGACACGCACTTAGGAAGCGGCTCAAGCGCAATAGCTGCGCACTATGGCGGCTTTGATTTCGTGGGCTGCGAACTTGACGAAGATTATTACAAAGCGGCAAGCGAGCGTTTTGAGCGTGAAACAGCACAGCAGGCGTTGTTCTAATGGCTAAACCTTGCGCTAATTGTCCACAACTTATCCACAGTAGCCGAACGCTATGCAATAAATGCGCGGGTGTTACAGCTAAGACATTAGAGAGGCAGCCTAAAAAGACCAGAGGCGGCATGGTTGGGGGTGAATGGGTAAGCG